ATGGGAGAGTGCCGTTACATCTGTTCGCGCTTCGTCCTCACAAGCTCGATCGCCGGCCTGACAATGCTGACGTGCCCGGTACACGCGCACGCCGAGGATGGTCCTTCGAGTAGTTCGCCGAGCGGGCTCGAATCATCGGAGAGAACGCTCAACGCCTATGCGGTGTACGGCGACGGACGAGCGACCGAGGGTGGCGATATGCATTGGCGTGCGTACGAAGTCGGCTTCGGTGACGTCTTGAACGATTACCTGTCGGTCTACCTCGCGTACATGAACGAAGGGCATCCGTTGAATCACCATCGTGACGGTTTTGCCGCCCTGGGTTCGTTTCGCTGGCCGATCGGCAGTCGCCTGGCGCTCGAATTTTCGGCGGGCCCGTACTTCAGCATGGACACGACCCATGTCGACGGCCAGCCACGCAATGACAAGCGCTGGGGCGTGCGCGCGTCGGCAGCGGTGCGGTATTACGTCGTTCCCAAGCGCTTCTTTCTCAAGGTGCAGTACAACCACGTCCAGATGATCGGCGGATTCAATTCCGACGCGGTGCTCTTCGGCGTCGGCTCGGATTTCGGCGGCGACCCTGGCCCTGCGTTTTCGGACGGCAAGACGCAGATCGGCGTTTGGGCCGGGACGTCTCAGACGAACCGTCCTCAAGTGCCGATCGAAAGGGGGTACATGGTCGAAGTCAAGCGGCCGCTCGGCAATGCGTGGGCCTATTCGGCGAGCTTCGTCTACGAAGGCAACAACGGCGTTGCCGGCCGACGCGGCGTGGCCGCACAACTCTGGTACGTCGCGCCGATCAAGAGCAAATGGACGCTGTCGGCGGGCATCGGTCCGTATCTCTCGCGGGATCGGAACGACGGCTCGGGCAGGACGCGACTCAATGCGTTGCTCAGCGCGCAAGTGGCCTATCAGGTGACGAACGATTGGGCGGCGAGCCTGCGCTTCAATCGTGTCGCAACCGGCAACGACAAGGACCAGGACATGTTCATGGTTGGCGTGGCGCGAAACTTCTAGGCGCTCGATCTTCTACGTCCGCGCATTCTGTTGAACAAAACCGGCTGGACCGCGCATCGGTCCAGCTCGCGCATCGTCAGTGTCACCAATCCGGCTGGCTGCATGGTCGGCTCCCGCGCTTGCTCAACAAGCCGTCCAGCATGCCAGCAGTCAAAAACACGACATCTGTAAATAGCCAGAACACGACATTAGGATATGGCTGCCACAATCAAAAATGTCGATAATGTTGATTATGTCAAATGTGGTAGCTAGCTAAAAACCGGTACTTCTGTCAGGTTGAAAGAAACTGTTTGTAAACATACTTACAATCGCTTACACAGTTTCGCCTTCCGCAACGCCTATGAATGCCGCCGACCACCGTCACGGCGCGCTGACCGATTTCCTCGCGCTTACCGACGGCCTGTCCATCGCTCGAATCGCGCAAACGCTCCGCTGCTGCACCCGCACCGTTCGGAACTACGTCGCCGGTCGCTCGCCGATCCCATGGCATCGCATCGAGCTACTTCGATTGCTCGTACGTGAAGCCGAGGCGCCTACTGCCGGCGCCGGCGCCGCGTCGGCGGATGAACAACCGGCCGTTGTCGCGAACATCGAGCCCGATCCCGCGTCGCCGGACGTAACGCCCGACGAAATGCTCGCGTGGGTCGGCGTCCATGCGTCACATTACCTATCCAGCCAACGCAGCTTTGCCTACTACGTGCGCGGCTGGAGTGTCGCCGACAAGATTCGACGAGCCAAGCACGAAGGTACGTTCACGGCCGTTCTTGCGAAATGGCGTGCGCTTGCCGTCGAGCTTCCGCGCATGTGGCGCAGCGGCCCGCTATGGGCTGGCGTCGGTCCGCCGGCGTACCAGCTCCGAGAAAGCTAACTGTAACATTGTGTTACCCTGCCGGCTTTCGTTTCACCAACACAAAAAGGACAATCCATGACCTTTTCCGGGGTACGTCGCGCATGCGGCGTGTTTGCTGTCGCCTGCATTTCGGCTTTCGTGACTCAATCCGCGTCTGTGGCGGCGCCGACCGCTTACCACGTCAAGGACGGCACGTGGTTCGGGTGCGACACGAAAGACCGCCTCTACAAAATCATGTCTTTCGACAAAGTCGCGTTCAGGAAAGCCGCGATCAGCGCGATCGAGGCCGGCAATTGCACGTTGTTCCGTGCTGGCCAGACGGTCTACCTTGGCGACGTGCCGATCCTCGGGGGGTGATCCAGCTTCGCCGCGAAGGCGAGACAGAGGAATACTGGACGAACCGAGAAGCGATCAGCACCAAGTAAGCGCCGCAGCAAAAACGCACCACGAAGCCCGCACTAGCGGGCTTTTTTCATGTCCGCAGCACCTGCCGAGCGACGGGCATTGACACAACCTTGCGCCGATCCAATACTGTATATCCGTACAGTATCCGTTTCCCGCATCATGCTCCGCGACGACGATGCGAACGTGTTGGAATTCTTCGATGAGCGCGCCGCGATCATGACTTTCGACGGTGGTTTGCCACGCTATGACGCCGACTTTCGCGCGATGGTTCGGACTCGCATGTACTTCGAGCCGTGCGGCATCCCCATGCCGTCGGGCAGCTATTTTTCGTCGTTCTGGAATAGCGAATTCGGGTGGAACGACAGGACGGGAACGGTAGTAAGTTTTCCATGCGCCGTCGCCCTGCTTTCCATGTGGTGGGCAGCGCAAGAGGAAGCCGAGCGCGCCGGGCGCTTCTACACGTGGCTGCTGCAAGCCCCAGTCGACCCGGGTTGGGTAGAATCCTCGTCGCATCATTCAAACAAAGCTGAGAGAGGTTGAGGCGCTGCGCGCTGACGCCGCATATTTCGAGGGCACACGCATGTTGCGAAAAATCGCAGTCGTAGGGGATACGTTGTCGAGCGGCGGCAACGTTCTGCCGTACGGCGGGCCACCCATCACCATGAACGGGCATCAAGTCGCGTTGATCGGCGGCCCGGCTTTCTGCGCCGCTTGCAAGGCTACCGGCGTTATCGCGAAGTCCGGCGGGCCGTATCGCATGAGCATGGCGGGTGAATCAGCGCTCGATCAGGACATCGTGCTGTGCGGATGCCCGAAGCCGCCCAAGATCATTGCGGGTCTCGGCGGCGAATCATGGTGCGACGACATGATCGAGGGGCACGGCAAGGTGATATCGAGCCTGACCGCGACGGGCGGCGTTGCAGCAGTCAAGAAAGGCGCGTTCGATGAGCAGGTGAAGGCGACCGAGCATCAGGTCGAAGGCCTGCCGTACTACATCGAAACCGCCGACGGCCGCGTGCATTTCGGGCGCCTGGACGCGAGCGGGACATTGCCGCGCGTCTACACCGGGGACGATCCGGGTTCCTTCACCGTTCATTGGGGCGACGACGCGCTCGCCAAGCACCACGGGGAATGACCGATGCCGCACACGAAACCGACCAAGATCGACACGAACACCCAAGCGGGCTCGCAGCAAGAAATCCCCGTGAAGGCGATCACGTTCAAAGAGCTTTGGGACGCCTACCCTTCCGGCGACCCGTACGACAATCCGGACTACACGAACCAGTGCGCTATCCGCCTGAGCGTGACGTTGCATCGCGTCGGCGTCGGCATGAAGTCGTTTTCGCAGAAAACGGTTAAGCCCATGTCCGGCTCGCCGACCATCGGTCGAATCATCCTCGACGGAAAGCCCACGGCAACGCGCGCGGATGAACTCGGGGAATGGTTGCAACATCAGCCCTTCGCTGGGCTACCTAAGGCCGAAAACATCACCGGCTCCGATTGGGAATCGAAGGTGAAGGGGCGCACCGGCATAATCCAGTTCTCACGTTACTGGACGCGTGACGGCGAAGCCGCCGCGAATGCCAGCGGCGGCCACATCGACCTGTGGAACGGTTCCCGCCTGACAGTGAGTAGCGCGCCCGATGCGGTCGCGACATTCAGTCGGGTGCTCGGCTTTCAGTCGTTCGCGCCCGGAACATCGTTCGGTTGGTCCGATCTTCGGAATTCGAAGCAAATCCTTTTTTGGGAAATCAAATAATGCGGCGCCTATTGGGAACGATCGGATTTGCGATTGCGGGGCTCGTGAGCGTGATCGCGTGGTCTGCGGTCGATTCTCGCCTATGCACGGTCATCAAAAAATGGTGTACGCCACCGGCCGGGACGTGCGGCGGCGGCGTCGACGCATGCGCCGCAACGACACACGCCACGATCGATCTGTTCGTCTACTTGTTCGGCCCGCCGATCCTGTTCGCCGCGCTTGGATTTTTCGTGTTTGCCCGTCGGCGACCGGTGCATATCGTCGTCGCATACCTTGTCGGCGCGGCGATCGTGCAATGGATTCTTTGGTTCGTCGGGATTCGGCTCATCCATATCTAATGCGATTCAGCTCAACACAAGGCCCGCATGTTCGGGCTTCACCATAGCTTTAATAACTTCTACCAAGTCTTCACTGCTGGACGATGGCATTAGCTAGCTCGTCCGGTAGCGACTTATAGTACTGGTCAAGTTTGAAATTGAGAGCTGCGACCCTTTGATTAATTTGGACCACCGTCTGATCTTCAAGGGCGAGTGCTGGTCTTTGGGCCCAGCTATTTTCAGCAAACAAGGTTAGGAGTTCACTTAATAGGCTGCGGTACTCTTGTTTAAATTCGCTAGGCAAGTAAAGCTGGTGAGGTATCAAGGTTTTTTGGAAATCCTGAGCGCGCCCGAAAACGTTCTCTATCGGAAACCGAAATTCGATAGGCTGCATCGCTTGCGACAAAATATATGAGGGAATCTCCGAAATCGCCACATATAGATCGTGATATGCGTTCAGCCGCCTCTCGAAGAGCTTTTCGGCCACGACCTTCCGCATTTCGGCCCGAACCCGCTCAATGCTCTGCGAGCGAACAAGTTCATTTTTGTACGTCTCCATATCGCGGGACAGTTCATGTTTGTAACGATCTGCGTCGCGCTCGAGACCCTTGCCAACGCGCTTTGTAAGCCAAGTTGCTAGTCCTGATGCGATGAGCTTCCAACAAGCTGCCGCTATTAGAAGGATTACAGCAGTAGCGCCGCCCAAGGCGGCAAGAATATTCTGGCCAATCGTAAACATCATCACGCCCCCGTGCGAATGTGATTCCACGTGATATTACCCCGGCCTAACGGCTCACCTCGGCAGGAGCTACCCGCCCCCCTTGCGAAAATGCGACCGGTGCCGATCCGTCGTCGGATCGTCGCGCACTTCCAGCTCAAGTGCCGACGTAAACCCAACGTCGCCGGTAATCGTGTGTGTGACCTGCTTCACGAGCCACGGCGTCTCGTCGATATCCGGTTTGAAGCCGGTCACGGTCACGGGCATTTCCGGAAACAAGTCGGCACGGCCCAGCGCGAGCGTGTACGACATGGTCGCCTGACTGCGCTTCACGCGCGCCAACTCCGCTTGCGCAGCCGCGCGCGCATCCGCTTCGGTCGCGTAGTCTTCCGGCAATACCTTCACATTTTTGTTGTTCTCACCGCCCACGACGACCGATTTGCGCTTGCCCTTCGTGTTCGAGTGGTAGTGCGCGCGCACGGCCTGATAGCTTTCGCGCTCGGCGATGTGATACCGATGCTGGTCGCCTGACGCGCGAGTCAGGTTCAGGACGGCGAGCACCTTCCCGCTCACCGTCTTGCCCGACCCGATCGGCATGAACAGCAAATTCGAATCCTTGACGTTCATGACGGCGTCGTAACGCTTCGCCAACCGCGTGAGAAACGACATATCGCTTTCGTGTGTCTGGTCGATGTGCGCGATCCGAATACGTCCGATCTTCGCCTCTACCTTCGCCTTGAGCGCATGCCGGCCGGCGATCGTCCCGACGATATCGGCGATCGTTACGCCATGCCAACTTTTCTCGCGCCGCTCGTGCATCTTGTTCGTCATCGAAGCCGACTTCGCGCGGATCGTCAGAGTGTCCGGCGCCCCGCTGTGCTCGATCTCGTCGACCGTGAACGCCCCTTTGTCGGTCAGCGACTCGCCGACCCATCCGATCGACAGCTTAATATCGGCACCCCGTTTCGGAATGGCGAACGTGCCCTTCGTATCGTCGAGCACGAGGTCGAGCACGTCGGGTTCTTCCGCGCGGGATTCCGACAGCGTCAGGCTGATGAGGTTCGGCGCGAACATGCGCGAGATATCGCGACCGTCGAGCGTGATGCGATAGTCGGCCTGCGGTTGCTTGCGCGCGGGCTGCGTCGTTGCTTCCGTCATGCGTCCCCCGACACCTTGCCCAGCACGAATTGCACGACGCTGCCGATCGAATCGCCGTTCATCGTCGAAATCTGCCGTGCTGCTTTGATTGCCTCATCCAGCTCGAGCCCGGTCGCGGTCGACAAGCCCTTGACGGCAGCGGCCGCCGCCTGCGGCGCCATGTTGCCGATGACGCCGATCGCCGCTGACTTGATCGAATTGATCGACAGGTTCTTGACGTTGTCGACGACAGTCGTCGCGACCTTCACGACCTGACGCACGTCGTTCAACAGCTCCTTCGCTGCGTTCCCCGACTCGCTGCCGTCGCCTTGCGTGGCCGCGAGCGTTTCGTCGGTTACACGCTTCAACGTGAGGTTGAATTCGATTTTCTTGGCGATGCCGGCCGGCGTGTGATACGTCGCCGTCTCGTTCAGGCTTTCGATGACGTATGCGCCGTAGATCGTCCCCGATCCGTCGACGAGCGCGTACGCGTCACCGGCGTCGCCCATGGCCGCCAACTCGTCGAGCGACGCAATCGCGCCGACGCCGTTATCGGCCGCAACCATTCCGTTGAGCGTGATCGTGTCGTCGCCGGCGCCAGTGTACTGACTGGCGTCGCGCGTGCCGACGCGCGAGCTTGTGCGATGTTTCCAGTTTCGTTGTCGTTGCAACTCCCGATACGGTGCGGTTTGCAAGCTGAAAACAAACTGATCGAGTGACAGCATCATGGCGTTCGTTCCCCTCTCAATCGGACAGTCGCGCACCGATGCGCGACTGTTTCGCCCGTTCGTGTCGCTCCAGCTCCGCGCGCACCATACGGCCGATTTCCGCTGCGTCCATGCCGGGTTGCGGATAAATGTTGATGGTGATCGGCCCCGACGCAGCCACATTAGCCGCGGTCGACGGCGACATGGCCAACGGCGGCCGACGATCGATCGGCACGGCCGGACGCACGAGCGACGTGTCGGCCGCGAGTGCCGGCATGCCGAACGACGTTGTCGCGACGGTCGCGAGCGCGACAGCCGCGCGTGCTACACGCCCCTGCCCGTCTTCCATGCCGATCGCCGCGCCTTCGCTGACGAACCCGCCCAGCTCGCCGAAAACACGGCTCGGGCTATGAATGCCGAGCTTTTCTTTGAACCACGAAACGGTCGAATCGGCGACGCCCGTGATGGCGTCTTTGACCGACCCGAGCCCGTTTTTGATGCCGTTTACGAGGCCCGACATGATGTTTGCGCCGAACTCAACGAACCGCCCGGCCGCCTCTGCCGCGACGACGACGATGATCGCGAGCCAAGCGCCGAATCCCTTGCCGGCGTTGGTAGCCGCGTCTAGGCTTGCTTTACTCGCATCGACCGGCCCCAACAGACGCGTGATCCAGTTCCACACGTTCCCGATCGCGTCGACGAGCCAATTGAACACTGGTTTCAGCGGCTCGAACATCGCACCGAGCACGCCGAACACATGACCGAAAAGCGGCGCCAATGGCCTTAGCCCTTCCGTCAGACCTTGCCAGAAGCCGGAAAAAAACGCCTTGATAGGCTCCCAATATCGGATGATCAGCAGCGCGGCGACTGTGATAGCGGTAATGACGAGCCCGATCGGATTCGTCAGTGCGAGCCGACCGACAAGCATCAGCGTTCGCCCGAGCCCGCCAAACGCGGCCGCGACACCGTTGATCGCGCTCGCGGCGCCGCCCTTGATGAGATTGACACCGCCCTTTGCTGCGTCGACGGCAACGCCTGATGCACCACGCCGGGCGACATACTGACGAGCCGTTGACCACTGCGACACGGCGCCCACACGCTTTGCGGCCATCTGCGCGGCAACCGCACGCCAGAGTTGCGCGGTGTACCGACCAAACGCCCCGGCGCTTCTGTCGAGCACGCGCGACAGGATGCCGCCGCGCATACCAAGCGTCGTCATGCTGAAACGCAGCACGGCCAGCGGCCCCAACACACCGGCGAGCACGATCACGAGCGAACCGGCTACGACGAGCAGCGCGCCGAATGCGGCCGCAACCGACGAAATGATCTTCGCGGCGGTCTGGTGCCGCTTGATCGAGCCGAGCAGCCGATCGAGGATTGCGCGAGTCTTGTCCAACGCCGCGTTATACATCGGCGCGATGCTCTCACCGATTTCGGTTCGCACGTTTCTCAACTTCGACAGAACGTCGATTTCCTTGCCGTCAATTTGCTCCCTTGCAAGTTTGTGCGCATCGTCGATGCCGTATGCGCCCTTGTTCAATCGCTCATTTTTGTGAATCTGGTCTCGCTGCATGTACATGGTCGAGAACAGATTCGCGGCGGTCCGATTGGTGAAGATCGTCGAAATCGTGTCTTTCACCTTGTCCGGGTCCGTGATGCCCTTTTTCGCCATCTGCGGCAGCAACACCTTTTCCAGCCATTCAAGCGGCGACGCCTTGAACAGATCGCCGCCGAGCAGCGCGCCGGGCTTGATCCGTTTGATCATCCCGATCTTGTTGTACTCGACGTTCTTTTTATCGAGCAGGCCGAGCTTCATCATTTCCTGCGATGCTCGAACGGTCGTCTTGCCCTGATAGACGTTACTGTAGGCCGACATGAGCCCCGTACCGACGCCATGCCCGCCCATTTCCTGAATAAGCGGTTCCATCTGGTAATAGAACGCGTCCTGCCGCATCTGCTTCGCTGCAACGCCGCCGGTCTGGATGAAGTTGCGCCACTCGTCGCCGCCAACGCGGCCGCCCGTCGCCGTCAGCACCTTTTGCACCATGTTCGCTTCGTTCTTGAACGTCGCTTCGTCCTTCGTGCCGCCGCGCAGCTCGATCACCTTGAGCATGTTCATGAACTTTTCTTCGTTCGCGTGCGCGTCCTCCGCGCCGAACAGCGTGTCGTTAGCGAACTTCATTTTCGACAGCGTCGGCATGACCATTTGCGCGTGATGCTCGTCGGCAAAAATCGACAGCGCGTCGCGCATCAACGTCATGTTGTCGGACGTGCTGACGCCCATCGTGTTCATTGCGCGAACGTACTTTTCGGCGTCTTTCGTCGCGTGATCGCCCAGCCCGAACGCCGTGATGCGCGCGCGCTCGTTCTGCATCTTCTTCGCTTCGTCGAGGGTGCCGGCTAGATCGCCGAGGATATGCCCGCCGGCCGATTTCGCCGCGTAGCCGCCGACGGCCATCCCGGCCGCGACGCCCTGCATCGCCTGCATCTTCGACCGTGCTGCACCAACGCGTCTTTCACGGTCGGCCAGTTCGCCGAGCCGGCGCATCTGATCGCTGATCGTCGCATTGGTCGACGCCATGCTCGCGCGCAAATCGCGCTCGTGCTGCGACAGGTTCCGCGTGTTGATCCCGGCGCCCGAAAGTTGCTCGCGCAGCGTCTTCACGCGCGCGGATTGCTTCTCATGCTCGGCAGACAGTCGCGCGGCGGACTGCTTCGCCTTGTCGAAATCCGCGATCATCTGGCGGGACGGCGGGCCAAATGCGCGGAGCGATCCTGCCAGCTCGGTCACACGGCCGCGCGCAGCATTCAACTGCGAAGCGGTCGCGGCGAGCCCGGTGCGCATCTGCCGAAACTCGCCGACGGTCTTTTGCGTTTTCCCCATTTCGGCCAGCTCGCGGCGCGTCTCTTTCAGCGAACTGGCAAGCCCCTTGTTTCCGGCCAGCATATTTTTCAGGGGCTTCGTCATGTTGTCGATCATGTCGAACACGACGCGAAGTTTCAGGGCGTTGTCCATCGTTATTCACTTCCTTGGCGAACACGTGCGCGCTCGCGCCAGTCCATCAGTTCGGTCAGCGTGAAGGTGTCCATCATCGGCGGCGTCCAACCGCCGAACACGGTCGCGATATCCGCCATCGCGTCTTCTACTCGGTCTGGTAGCCCAGTTTCGATTTCACGGCCTTCGGCATCAAAAAACCGGCGAAGATACCCCCCAATTGAACGAGGTCGGCCGGATCGATGTTGGCGACGTCGGGCTCCGTCAACGTCGGCGTGCTGATGCGCGGCAGCACCTTCGAAAGCGCGACAACGTCGAGGTTCACGAGGTCCGACAGAGACACGCCGCGCAGCTCGCCCGATTTCGGTTTGCGCAGCGTGACGCGCTCGATTGTCTGGTTTCCACGCACGAGCGGCGTGTCGAGCGTGAGCGTGTTCGGGTCGTCCTGATCCGGCGTTTCCAGGTGTGCTGCATCCGCGATCGCGGCGTGGGTCGTTTTCATGGTGTTCCTCTCGAATGATGGATAGATGACTGCCCCGCCGGCGTTACCGGCCGAGGCGAAGAATTACAGCCCGATCGCCGTGCGCAGCGTCGCGAGCAGGTCGCTACCGTTGATTCGCTCGATCATGTTGACGAAGTCGATCTCGATGATGTCCTCGCCGTTGATCGAAAGCTTGTAGTAGCTCGCGACGGTCGTCACCTTGAACGCGGTGTCTTCCTTCGATTTCGCCGTGCCCGGATCGATTTCGCTATGCCGGCCCTTGATGACGATCTCGATCGCATCGACGCTCGTCGAGTCTTCGGCCTGATAGCCGCCGGCGAAGCGCAACAGCACGCCGTCGTGCTGCGTGATGCCGTACTGCTGCAACACGCTTTTCATGAAGCCGCCGGCAGTCCATTCCATCTGAATGGCTTCATTGCCGAAATCGACCTTGATCGGGCCGCCCATGCCGCCGCCCTGCCAGTCCTCCATCTTTCGCGTCAGCTTCGGCAGCGTGACTTCTGCAACCTGCCCGACGAAGTTTTCGCCGTTCTGGAACAGGTTGAACCCCTTGAGTTTGCGCGGCAATGCCATGTTCGATTACTCCTGTATGTGCGGTTTCACGCGCCGGTTAGGCGTTGACCTTCGACGCGAAGTCGGCGAGATAGCGGTCAGTGATGCGCTGACGCAGCGTGAGGTTTTCCAGCGGCGGAACCGGCGTGTAGTCGTAATCGATGTACGCCTGCCCTGCCTTGAGCACGTCGGTCGTGTTCGGCTCCGGGTCGAACCACGAGGAGCCGCCGATCAGATAGCCGAGCGAAACCCACTGCCGAAACTTCCCGTTGATGCTCTCGATAATGTCGCGCGGCAGCGACGGATTCAGCGGCCCGTCGACGTTCACCATCTGCGCGAGCGCGATCGAATCGCCGACGACCTGCGCGGTGCGCGTGTAGTTCTCGAACGCGAACAGCGGATCGTCCGAGCACGTGCGCGAGCCCCAGAATCGATAGCCGTTCTGATTGATCAGCGTCGTCACGTCCTGTTCGTTCAGGTAGCCGGCATCGGTCGACGGGTCTTGCAAATCCCACGACACATCCGCGCTGATACCAGTCACGCCGTTGACGGCAACGTTGGACAGGGTCTTGTGCCAGCCGATATCGTTGTCGATCTTCGCGCGCAGACCCATTGCGACCGCGACGGACGACAGTTCGGCGGTCGCGTTGGCAGTGTCGTCCCACGCAAGGAAATTCGGCCACACAACCATCAGCTCGCGCGCGGCGAACTGCTTGCGGTACGCGGTCGCCTCTTCCTTCGTTTTCGCGCCGGCGGCGTACGCGTACGCAAAGCCCTTCAACGCTTTGGCCGTGGTCACGAGCGCATTCGCGACAGGCAGCGTGTCGAGGAACGGCGCACCGAGAATCCGCGGCTTCACGCCGAGCTTTGCCTGTGCCGTCAGCAGCGCTTTCATGCCGGTGTATTTGCCTTCGGCCGTGACCGTGCCGACGACGTTCGACGTGGTCGCGGCATCGTCGGCGCCTTCGGCGACACGCACGATGACGGTCATCGGTTTGGTTTGCGCGCCGATCGCCGTCAGTGCCTTTCGAAGCGTCCCCTGCTTGCCGGCCTTGCCGAGCGCCGCGATAACGTTCGTAATGAGCACCGGCGTATCGAGCGGAAAGGTTTCCGGGTCGGCGTCCTTTGCCGTGCATACGAGCCCGAGGATTGCCGTCGAAATCGAGCGGATCGGGCGTGAACCCTGATTGATTTCGACGAGGGTAACGCCGTGGTGATAGCCGTCCAGTGCCATAGTGGGAACTCCCGAGTAGATGAACTAGAAAAACGCGTTGCGTCGATGACGATCACGAACTGCTGTCGGTATTTGGCGTGGCAGTAGCATCGCGATCCGCTTCCGCTTGCTTGGCGGCTGCTTCACGTTGTGCGGCCTCTTCGGCTTCACGCTGCGCCTTAGCAGCCCGTGCCGCTTCGACCTTCGCGCGGATCGCATCCGGATCGGGTTCCGCCGGCCATGCGATCTCGGCCGGAAAATTCGGCGACTCGACGACATTCACGAGCGCGACCTGATAGTCAGCCCATGCATCGAACGTCGCTTCTGCGATATCGGACAGTCGGCCCGTCACACGCGCATCTGCCTTGCCGAGGTTCTGCTGACGCGCTTTTTCCAGCCGTGCGAAGAAATCGTTCATCGCGGCTTCGCGCGTCTTGTTCGCTACGATTTCTTCATCGAGCGTCCATGCACCATCACGCCACACATGCTCGTCGGATGGGCGCGGGACTTCGGTCAATCCCGTCTCCTGCGGCGTCACACCGGCGACGGTGATCTCGGCCGCCGCGCCGGAATCTGTACGGTAGAGGCGAACACCGCGATAGTCCGGGAGCATTTCCCATTTGTCGCCACGCCAGAACGGCCACGTCCGCGCCGGTCGCTCCGGCAGCGGTGCGAGCGTGCAGAACGCCGGGACCAAAACGCGATTCGGGTTCATGGGGTCCGTATCGGCGAGAAAACTCACGATGTACTGGCCCGTCAGGTTGTCGTATTGGTTGCAAAGCATGCTTTACCTCATCTGTTAGAAAGCGCGGATCATCGCGAGCACCGCAACGTTGCGCATGCGTGCTTCTGCGCCACCATCGGCCGCCACCGTAATGGTGTGACTGTGTGCCCCGGCTCCGTTCATACCGATGTTGTGTCCATGCGCTCCAGCGCCATCCGTGTCGAACGCGTGTGCGTGGTCACCGACCGCAGACGTACGCGCATTGCGGATTTCGTTATCAATCGAGAAGTTGCTATTTAAGTTGCCTCGATCAGTGTCGCCGCCGTATTGAAGAAGCGGGTAATTAATCTGGTGATCGTGTCCCCCAGCACCAGCCGTATTTCCGTGGTGGGCGTGGAAGCCCTGCGAGTCAGTCCAGGCGCCGTGTACGTGGTCGCCTACAGCGGCAGCAGAAGCACCGTGCGCGTGCGACCTGTTCTGGCTGTCCTGCCACGTCCCGACTCGCCGGCCGCCGTCGACGCCGCGTCCCGCATCGGCGCACCGAATGCCCTCGCCTCGAAACTCCGGAATTCGGAACGTCGTCCCTCCGTCACCGTTCGAAAACGAACCCCAGTTGTTGCTCGCCCAATCCTTTTCCTCGACCAGCGCCCCGCTGCCCTGCGCATATGTCCACAACGCTGGATAGTCCGCGCGGTTCAGAACCGCGCCGTTAAGCGCAAGGCATCCTGCGCGCGGCGCGGTACGTGCTTCGAAAATGATTTGCCCGATCGACGCCGATGCGATCGCGTCGACGACGAACGCGGTCGACGCGGCATTGTTCGACCGATCACCAGCAGCCGGCGTCGGAACCTGAACTGAGCGATCGAAGATCGTGCCCTTGTTGGCCGTGAATCTGACGTTGACCAGACCGTTACATGTGATGCCGAAGTCGCCGTCACCGATGTGATAGAAACCGGTATCCGGCGCGCCGTCTTTGTCGAACGTTAGCGACGGATTCTGCGGCGTACCCTCCGACAGGTATATCCGGGCGCCGGGCGCCAGCCACATCGCGCCCTTGAGCGTCCCGCCGGTGTTCAGATCGAGCGGTGTCAAATTTCCGGAATGCCATACCGTCTGCCCATCGACACGAAGAGTTCGATTTGCAAAGAAGTACTGGAAAGCTCCCTGAGTCCCCGAATACCAGCCGACGCTATCTGCGTTGCCGTAGAAGTACCCGCTGTTCTGACCCAACAGAACCCGACCTTCGCCCGCTGCCCGTTTGAGGGTGAGATCGCCAGCCATATCGACCGGGCCGCCGAATTTCGTACCAAGCCCGGTTCCATCGATCGTCACGACACCGGTATCCAGCGACCACGCGAACGGCCGGTACGTGTTCCACGTGCCGAGCGGATCACCCTTCTTTGTCTGAAGCCAGTACGCGGACGAGCCGTCATGGCGCAGCAGCACCCCGTAGTTGGGATCGGTCGCGCGAAGATGGCCACCGTCCTGCCCTTCCATACCAGTGATTTGAACACCGCTTGCAAATGACGCTCGATACGCCACCTGAAGCCCGTCCCGCCCGTTGTCCGCCATCGTTCCGAGCAACAGTCGCCCCTCGGGCGTGAATCGACCACGTTCGACACCGTTGGTCAAAAACGCGATCAGGCCCGGCGAGCCAAGCGTCAAATTGTTGCCAAGCATGACGACGTACGGCACACCGTTCGCACCGAGTTGCAGGTGACCATCTGCCGGCGAGAACATGCCCGTATCAGGATCGCCATCGAACGCATACCCGACGTTTTTCGGGTTGTTGCCAGCAATCGCGCCGGGCTTACCGAGCAGTGCCCCCGACAGGGCCCCGCCCGTCTTGTCCAACTTCCCACTGCCGAGGCCAGCGACGACCTTGTCTGCGGCGTCCGCACGGTCCTTGAGGTAGCGCGTGCGGTTCGCGAGCTGGCGCCCTTGCACGTTGTCGATGCCGTCGGGACCGCCCACGACCGGGTCGGACGTTTCGAGCTGATAAACCCCCTCTTCCCATTTCGAGCTTTCCGGCAGATTCGCCATTACGTCGCACTCCCTCTGTTGTACTGGCCGTTGCGCTTCGCAATGCCGTTGTGTCGAATAGGCGCCGCGCTGTAGTCGAGCGCGGCCAGCATCGAGCGTTGCGGCGCATAGCGCTCGAGAACGGCTTTCAGGTTTTCCGCTTGATCGCGGGTGATCGGCTGCGTCAACTTGACGATGTATTGCGCCCATGCCGTCGGGTCGCCGTGCACGTAATCGCCGTTGCGCCTGACCGATCCGTCGCGCCGGCGAATGCCGCGCCCCTCGATCAGCGTTACTTCGCCGAACCCGAGCCGGCGAATCACCTCGCGAATCGCCCACGGCGTGCCGCGCTTCTGGTGCAACTGGATCGCGGATTTGATGAGCGCGCGCCGGGCGTCGTCCGATTCGGCCAGCTCCCAACCGTCGACCGACACTTCCGCCGCCAGATACGGCAGGAACGATGCCGGGCATTTGTCCGGGTTCCAGTAATCGCGAATGGGTATAGGCAATGCGTCGACGGCCGCGAGCGCGGTCGCGGCGCACACTTCGAGCGTCGTCGCATTCGGGGGCAGCAGCTTAGCCATACAGTCCCCCGTACTCGACGACCACCTCGACGCAATACGATGCTTGCGTCCGATCGATCGCGATATCGCCGACGGGCTCGATCAGTTCGGTACGCGACAATCCGGCCGCCTGACAGACGCCCTTGATCGCCGATTCGGCGACGCCGATCCCGATTCGATGCACCTTGTCCGCGTATGCCCGTGCATTTTTCTTCGCCTGCGCAATCAGCACATCGGCGCCGACGGCCGTGCGCGTGTAGCACTTCGCATGAATGCGATAGCGAACAATCTCGGCCGATTTCACGAATACGGTGTCGTTCAACGGCCGTTGATCTTCCGCACTAAGCGCGGCCTCAACCGCTCGGCACAGCTCGTCGGATGCCGTCCCGTCACCCTCGCTCGACAGTAGCGACACGAGCACGTCGCCCGGTCGCGGCCGCGAAGTCTGCGCGTCGATGATCCGGCCGTCGACGGCGCGCGCCTTCGTGACATACGCGGCCGACGGGCCGGCGACGCTGAATCCCTGTGGGGCGAGCTGGATGCGCTCGCGCAAGCTGTCATCGCTTTCCATGACCGCGTCGACGTTGTTCGCCGGATCAGCCGGCGTGACGATCAGACGCATCAGACCGAACAGTGCCGCGCGCTGTTCCAGATCGTTCCCCATCGCGAACGCCAGCATCACGGCGCGCACGGCGTCGTTGACTCGCTGACGCCAAACCAACTCGCGATAGCTGTTTTCCTGCAGGAGCCGCGCGAGAGGCTCCGATTCGAGTTCGAGCGTCGCGGCGATCTCGGCCCGTTCATCGGCCGGCCAAAGTGAAACCATCGCCGCCTTGCGTGTCGCGTAGATGGTTTCGAAGTCGAGCACTTCGAGCGCGTCCGGTAACGGCAGGCTCGACAGGTCGATCAATGCTGACGTGGTCATGCGACATTCCCCCGGTCAAGTGGAATACGCGCGCGCACGGCGTCGCCCGATACGGTCGTGTACCCCTCGATATCGACGTACTGCTTTCCGGCGAATTCTTCGCCTTCCGTGCCCTCATCGCTCGTGAGCTGCACACGGGTCAGCACTAGCCGCGGCTCCCAGCGCATCAGCGCGGTTGCGATCGCCGCATAGAGGCGCGTGCGCTCCGCGCCGTTGTTCGGCGCGTCGACCTGCTCGAACGTTTCGGAACCGAACGTTCGACGCTTCACGCACGAGGCGAGCGGCGTCGAAATGATCTTTCCGACCGATTGGTAGAGGTGACCGAGGTCGGCGATCTCGCGGCCGGTTGTCGCGTTCATCCCTTTCATTTCGGTTCGCTCACGTCGTTGCCGTCGCCTTGTGCGCGGTGCGTGTGATGCGGCAGGCTGATCCCCTGCGACTTCACTTCGCCCGTGAAATCCGCCGCGCCATCAATTCGCATCGTCGAGCCGCCGTCGGCGCCGCCCCGCCCCGTCATGCCGGCTTCGAACGTGAACGGGCCTTCGACGGTCATCGATCGCGTCACGGTCACGTCCGCATCGAGCGTGACGCGGTCGGCCTTGACGGTAGCGGTTTGCGTGTTGACGTTGACCGCGCCCGGCGCCGTCACGTTGATTGTTGCGCCGGCCGGCAGGTCGACGCCGAGCACGTGCGCGGCATCGTCGTACACGACGACAGCGCCATCGCGGTACGTGCGCACGTCGGTATTCGGGCTATGGTCGGGCGCGGGGAATGCGTCGGAATAGATTCCGCAGAGCGCGACGCCCTGCGCGGGGTCGCCCATCGGGCAAAGGAGCATGACCTGTTCGCCCTTGGTCGGCGCGCGCCAATCGCGCGTGTTGCCGGCCGCGAGCGCAAACCAAGGAATCCAGTTCGTTTGAAGCGAGCCGCTTTCGTCGTCCGGGTCGCCGACCGACACACGGCAAAGCGCCGCGCCGTGGTCTACGTCGAGGATTGAGCCCTTGCGAACGGCGTTGCGCGCCTGTCGCTGAATTTCGTTAGCGTCCATGCCGGCCATGTTGCCGGCCGCACGCGCGCGAGGCGAGCACCGCCCCGTGTGAGCGTCGCGGGTACAAAAAAGCCCCGGCGGCCGGGGCTATTTCGTGATGTGCTTGAGCAACAGGTCGCGTATCAGCTCGCGCTCGGCGTCCGTCAGACCGAGCAGCACGCGCGCCGGGTATTTGTATTCCGGGCCCCCGGGCGCGACGCGACTGCGCTCGCCGTACTGGTGGATGCGTGCCAGCCGCGCCACGCGACCATCGAAACCGATCGCGAGGCCAGTCGCGTCCGTCTCGATTTTCAGGAAACGTCCCGTGCGCATCTTGACGAACATTGCCGCCCGCTTGACGCGGCCGCGCTTGTCGCGTTGCCAGCCGCCGGGCTTCGCGCGCGCCTTACGGGCGTCGTATGCGGTCCCGTCGGGATTCTTCTGGCCGGCAATGCGTTGCTGCTGGCTGCGACGCAGTGTCCGAGCAACGTCGCGCATGGCTGCGACGCGGCCGGCGGGTTCGAGCCGCGTGAGCAGGCCGGACAGCAACGACTCGACGGCGGTCAGTTCGTCCACGGCTGGCCCGTCCACGTGATCGCGTCCGGATGCTTCGAATCGTCGACATGCTCGATCGTGCGCGATCCGTCGTCGCTTACCTTCACGACGACGCTTTCGGTCAATTGGAGTTTGATCGACACGTCGGACGTTTCATTGTCGAGAATATCGATTTCGTACGTGATGCCGTGCGCGCGCTCGTCCGGATTAAGCAGCAAGTCGGGCTGATTCGCCCGCACCCATTCGACGATCGCCAGAAACAGCGCGTCGGCATCACCCGTGAATTCAAGCAGCAGCACATGACACACGTAGCGGTATTCGAACGACAAGCCCTTCGCGCCGGTCGCCACGATCGAACCGCGATCGATGAACACCGTCAACCGCTCCGGATTTTCCGCGAGCACTGGAATCGCCGCCTCGATTGCGGCGCGCAGACTCGCCGGCTTATTCATGCGTCGCCTGCCCCATTTCGGCGTCGATTTTCGCCTGCGCTTTGGCCTGGCAGTCGACGACCATGTCGACCTTGGCCGCACACGTGCCCCATGCGCCCTTCGCCGCTTCGAAAGCGTCGTGCAGCTCGCCGTTAGTGCGCGGCGCCATCGCCGGCAGCGTGCACCGGCTGATCGGCTGGCATTGCAGTACTGAAAGCGTCGGCGCCGGTGTAAGCGGGGCTTGCTGACAAGCGGACAACGTCAGCAGGCAAAGGGGTATCAGCCCACGAGCGGACAGTCGGGTTTTCATGGATCACCTTGCGGATTTCTTCGCGTGCGGCCGCGAGCTTCGTCGCGACCTTGTCGGTCGACACGTCGAGTTGCTGCTGTTGGTGTGCCTTGTCACCGGCATCCTGCCGCAGCGCGCCAATGACGCTGTCGCGCCCTGCGACCGCCTGCCCGGCACATGCGACCTGACCACGCGCGGCCGCCAGCTCGGCGCGCAGCGCCCGAACGTAGAGCGCACCGCCGGCGAGCAGCGCGAGCGCGGCCGCGCCGGCGACGAGCTTCACGGCGAGCGGGTTCATGCGACCGCCTTCGCCGCGTCGGCGTACTTGTCATACGCCCGCGCGAGCTTCACGTCGTACAGGTTCCGCGCGTAGGCCGGGCCGTTGTAGCCGCGCGCGAATACCGCCCACTTGCGCCCCTTGAGCGCTGCGACGAGCGCCGGATCGGCTGCGACATAGCGCACGAACGCGTCGAGTTGATCGCCTTCGCCGTTCTCCATCCGTGCGACGAAGTCGTCGACGCCGGAATAGCCGAGCCGTTCCCAGTGGTAGCCCATCACCTGAAAGGCGCCCCAGCTTGCCGATTCGTACGCGGCGACGGTGGCGCCGGCGTCGCCGATCAGCTCGGCGACCCCGAGTCGCGTGTATTCGGCTGCGCCGCCCTGATAGCCGCCGGTCGCCTGCGAGCAGATATTCGGGTACTTCGCCGCGACGGGCGCCGGATCGATGCCGCGCGCTTCGAGGCGCTTCCAGAAAATGTGGCGCTCGAACAGGATTTTCGGCCGGCCGTCGGCCAAGAAACCCGACCCGGTCGATTCCACTTCGTTGACCGCCCGCACGCATGCGATCGGCACGCCGAGCCGGTCGGCCGCGCTCACGATATCGGCGTCGGCGAGGTGTTTCGGGTCGCGCCGGCCGGTCGCGATCGCCGCGAGCGTCTTCGGCCCGGCGATGCCGTCATCGACGAGGCCGGTTTTTTTCTGAATAGCCCTGACCGCCGCTTCGGTCGCGTCATCGTAGACGTGCGTCACGTCGACCGGGAAGCCGGCGCGGGTAAGACGCCTTTGCAGCAGCCCCACATCGTCGCCGTAGTCGCCGAGGCGATGCGTTTTCATGATTGTTCACTCCGCAAAAGCCGCGCGACATTGCCACGCGACGCAAACACAAACAGCGCGATAAGCGCGGCGGTCGCCGCATCGAAGAAATCGACTTGCTCGACATGCAACGCCAAATCGATCGACGCCCCGCCAGATACGACCACGATCGCCCATGCGACCCAAGACACGTGATAGCGATGGCGCGCGCCATTGCGTCGGTAGGTCAGCACACGCACGAGCGCGGCGAAGTGCGCAGCGAGCGCAACAACGGCAAACGAGATGTGCATGGCTGTCACTCCCCTTTTTTCAGGAACGCGAGCAGGTCGACTGATTTGAGCCGGTCAATAAGCTGCAACGTGACCGTGATGACGAGTGCGGCGGCGAAGAACCCCGCGACGCCCGTCGAGTGAATCGGCGTCACGTTGACGATTTCCGGCGCCGCGATGTAGCCCATCACGAGCGAAATCAGCATGTACGCGATGCGCGTGAACACGCCGATTTCCTTCGACGTGACAACGACAAGCGCCGCGCCGGTAAAAGCGCCGATCAGGGCGTTACCGTCGATGCCCGGCGCAAGGCCGGCGACCCCGATGGCGGCCGACAACGCTGCGGCGGTAGTGGTGTTCGGTTCGGCCATTTCGCCAGCTCTCCCAAGGTCAATCAAACAATTGCACGAGCGGGGCCGTGCTCGCGACGGTTTCGATATCGGGCAGGTAGACAATCGTCCCCATCGGGATGACGACGCCGAAATCGGCAAGGCCCGCATTCGCTTCGAGCACCGCTTCGACGGTCCCATCCGTTCGGCCGTAGTACCGCCAGCAGATCAGGTCGACCGTGTCGCCCTGTTGCGCGGCGACGTTCATCGCTGAAGCGCCGCAACACACGCGGCCAGCAGGTACGACGAAGCGGCCGGCATCAGCACATCGACCACCTTCCATCGGTCCCACTGCCACGGGAACAGACCGACGTTCCAGACCGTAACCGTCGACGCTGCGCCCTTCGCGGCAAACTGCATTTCCGCTGTCTTGCGCGACCAGTACCAGACGACCACCGACGCGGCGCCGAACCATGCGTTGCCGGTCGCGAGCGTCATCGGAACCTGAATCGCGAGCCCTTCGAGGCAATGCGACAGCGAGCGGCGCCAGCGCGCGCCCTGAATCCATGCGAGAAGTTTCGACAGCATCGTGAATCCTCCGTTAGTCGACTCAGTCCGACAGCCTTCCGTCGGCGTCCGCCTGTGCAACGACCGTCGGCCTTAGTCGCTTGATGCGACGCCGCATCACATCTTCAGAAATCGCCGCTTGCACGCCGGTCATGTCGCCAAAGCTACAGGCCCCGATCTCGCGCCAAAAAATGAGAGCGACTCGCCGCTCGACACGGAACCAAGCGCGCCCGAGCAGCGGGCGGTCGATCTCACGCGGCGCGGGCATGAGCCGGATTCGATACGGCACGCGCAGCACTGCGGGCAAGCACCGCATGACGATCGGCCGCATAGCTTCGCCCACACTCGCGCGAAACGTCAGCTCGGCACGGTAGGAATAGAGTTTCTTCATCGGATCATTCATCAGATCAGATCGATCGTGCTGCGGCGAATGCCGCGAATGTCGTTCATCGCCCATCGCGCATTGCGTCGCGACGTGCATACCGTGTCTTCGAGGTTTTCAGCCTTCTGGCCGCCCGACTTCGTCGAGTCGTATCCGGCGTATTTCTCCGTGATATCCGCATGCGTCAGGCTATAGACGGCTCGCACGTAGCGGGAAACTTGAACGCTGACACCGTCGACCTTCTTCGCGGGGACAGACGCGAGATCGGTGTGGCCGGCCGCGGACTGCGTCGCCTGCCACTCCGCAAGGTCGTTGTTCACGGTCGATATCGCCTCGATTACGGCGCGCCGAAGGCGCTCGGCCGTCACGGTTCCGTCGAGCTTCGTCGACTCGCGCAGATCGTTGATGTCGATGTCAGGAAACCATCCATCGTTGAGGATCGTCGCGCCGGCGCCCGGTGCACCTGCCGAGGTCGTTCGTGCGGGGGCGATAAAGCTACTCATGACCGTCACTCAAATATAGGAGGCGGTGGGCCGGCGTTCGTGTCCCGTTGCCGTCAGGTGTAGGGATCAGGAACGCCGGCGCCGCCTTGCCGGGGTGGGCTCTTTACGTGCGGGCGGCCTTACGGCGGCCGTCCGCATCGCTCAACAGGGCTTCCAGTCGAGCAATGTTCTGTTTCACGCCGGCGCGGTCGTCGAGCGACAGTGCGGCTTTGAAGTTCTGCACGGCCTGCGCCGCGCGTCCCCAATCGTCGGGGTCGTCGAGCTTGTCGTCGCCGATCAGGTTCATCGCCGTCATGCCGATCGCCTTGAGCAGCTTCGCGCGAATCTGGTCGTGCATGTCGAGGTCGGCCGTCAGGTCGAGGATTTCGACGAGGTGTTCGATGACGAACGGCTCGTCATTCTTCGCGGCGACCAATGCCGCCGTCGCAAATTCCTCCGCGACGGCCGCGCCGACCGAGCGCTCGTATTGATCCGGCAGCGTCAGGCCGTAGCGCAGCGCGTATCGAGCGATTTCCAGCGCGCCGACGTAGTCGCCCGCGTCGATGCGCCAGATCATGACCGTCATCAGCACGTCGTCTTGACCGCCCCGCCCGCCGGCGAGCGCGCCCGATACGTATGCGTCGTACTCGGGCAGCACTTCGCGCTTCACTTCGATCTTTCGCGCGACGGATTGAATCGACTTCAACCGCCGCTTGTCGGTCACGAGCTTGACGAGCATCAGCTCGTATTGGCTCGCGCCCGCCAACGACTGGCCGGGCTCGGCCGAGGCGGCCGCCTGCGCAGCGCGGATGCGCTGTTGGTGTCGACGTGCGGGGCTCGTCATGGTCAGGCTACCGGCTCGATTTCGATGTTTTCCACGATCGCGCCGCAACCGTAGTCCTCGACCACATACGCTTCGTTGCTCGACTCGTAGTTTTCGATTTGATCGCGCTTCGGGTTGTCGATCAGCGAGCGGCGGCGGCCGCCGTTCTGGAAATAAATCGACAGGTTGTCCAGGCGCGTCACCATCAGCGTGTTTTGCGGCACGAACGGCGCCGTAACCGCCTGCTTGCCGCCGACGCGCTTGCCGCTGATGACGAGATCGAGCGCCGCCTGTTCGGTCGCGACATTCGCACCGTTCACGAGCGGGAAATACTTGTCATGCAGCAGGCCGCTACCCATCACGACGACCACCGACGGATCGTCGCGATACCACTCGTCGAGCAGTTGCAAAGCGTCGATCACGAGCGCGTCGAGGTTCTTGTAATCGGCGCCGACGACGTTCCCAACCTTGACCTTGTTCGAATCCTTGACCGCTTCGTGCATCACGCGATCGGGTGCGTTCAGCCGGTATTTCTGCAACCAGCCCACGTTGACGTCTTGCAACAGCGGGTTCGCCGCGCGGTCGGACGTGGCCGCCCGCGATGTGCCATTGAAGCCGACGCAGATACGATCGAGCGCGGTGCGCTGCACGATGGCATCGCGGATGCGCGTCTGGAAATCGCGCAGGTGCGCCCACGCGTCGAGGCGCGAATAGCGAATAGCCGTATCGAAATTGGTTTGCGTGCAGACGTAGCCGTTGCTGTCGAGACTCGTCGGATCGATCGGCGCGCGATCCTGCTTGCTCGTGTCGGTCGTGCTCGCGATCGGCTGGCCGATGCCGAGCCCGACCTTTTCACCGCTTTGCGGGTCGACGCCGATCATGTTGATCCGTTGCAGGAACGCGCTCGATTGCTGAATGCGACTCTCGAGCTTTTGCTGTACGGACGGGCTGACCGTGAATTTGGTGTTCGCGTCGGGAACGCCGTTCAGGTCGGCGATCGCTTTCACGTACGCGTTGAATGCGAGCCGGGTTTCGTTGCGCATGGGGTGAGTCTCCGAATCGATGGGGGATGAAGCCGTTCAGGTGTCGACGCGACCGATTAGCAGTCGGTCTGGTGCTCGGCGCTCGTGCCGGTTGCCGGGGGTCGTTGGTTTCCGCCCGGCTGCTTCGACAGATTGGCGTTCAGCTCGGTCAGCGCGCGTGCCGTTTCGGCGTGCGCCGCTTTCTCGGCCATCAGCGCTGCATCGAGCGCCGAAACCCGCGATGCGAGCGATTCGACACGCGTCGACTGATCTTTCGAGAACGTCGCGAGCGCTTCGACCGCCTGCGTCATGTCGGCGAAGCGCTTGTCGTCGTTCGCGCCCCGCTCTTTCACGAGGCCGAGGATTTCGCCGACGCGCTTGAACACGGCAAGACCGACGCCGGGAGTTTGCGCAGCTTCGAATTCGATCACCGTTTCCTCGGCTGCCGAAAACAGGTTTTCGGGACGTTGCTTGCGGCTGTTGAACGGGTTTTCCACACCCCGGCCAGCCGCGAACGTCAGAATTTCGGTGCCGAGGCTCGCGGGGCTGTCGGTCACGGCGAGGCCGACGAGATACGCCTGTTTTGTGTCGGCGAACGAGAAATCGATTTCGACCGACGTATAGACCTTCTGTTTCGCGTTCACCATGTCGATGAGCGCCTGCGTCGGCGTCAGTTGCGCGTACAACGCGAGCTTGCCTTTCAGCGGGCCATCGGCGATTTCTTCCGACTTGAGCGCGATCACATCGCCATACGCGCCGAACGGCTGGTTCGCCGACATGGGCGCGTAACCGCGAATGTGCTCGCAGTTCATGCGAGCGCCGTACAGTGCCGGGTCGTATTGCGCCGCCATCTGCTGAATCCATTCGCGCTCGATGGTGCGACCGTCGGTCGTCGCGCCTTCGACGGCGACGCGAAACCATTTCGTCGTCGCATGCGTACCGCCCGTACCTGCCACCGATCCGATGCCGAACGCTGCGGCGCCGGCTGCACCGATGCCGCCGAGCACGTCGGCATGTTGGATGCCTGCGCCGACCGTCGTCGCTGCTGCATGCGCGTCGATCGCGAAAAGCGAGGCCATCGAGCCGACGGCGATCGCGAGAAGCGACAACTTACGTTTGAACATCGTGTGTACTCCGGCAGGTGTTTGGTTGATCGATTTGCTTGATGCCAATGTTCGCGGTTTGCCTGCCATCGCTCAACAATTCGCCCTTGTCGTGTTCCTGTATACAAACGCTGGCCATGCGCGCGCGCGCGAACGACAGTTACGCTTTCGGCATGCTCAATACCGCCGACAATCCGATCATCGAAATCGACCCGCGCAAGTCAGCGCGTGCCCTGTTTTTTCAGGGTTGGCGCGTGTCGTCCATCGCGCGTCACATGGGTATCAAGCGCGCCACGGTGGAAGCGTGGAAACAGCGCGACGGGTGGGCCAAGGCCAACCCGATCGATACCGTCGAGTCCACGATCGAAATGCGCATGAACGCGCTGATCGCGAAGGACCAGAAGGACGGCGGCGACTACAAAGAGATTGACCTGTTAGGGCGCCAGCTCGAACGTGTCGCGCGCATCCGGCGATATGGCGAAACGGGCAAGGAAGGCGACTTGAATCCGAACATCGCCGCGCGCAACGAAGCCCCAAAACGCAAGCCGGCGAAAAACGAATTCAGCGACGAGCAGCGCGACCGGTTGCTCGAAGCGTTCCGCGACTCGCTTTTCGACTACCAGAAAGTCTGGTTCCGGAACGGGCATCAGCGCACGCGGAACATTCTCAAATCGCGGCAGATCGGCGCTACGTGGTACTTCGCGCGCGAAGCACTGGCCGATGCGATCGACACCGGCCGCAACCAGATTTTTCTATCGGCCAGTCGCGCACAGGCGCACGTGTTTCGCCAGTACATCACGCAGTTCGCACGCGAGGCGGCCGACGTTGAATTGACCGGCGACCCGATCGTGTTGCCGAACGAGGCGATTCTGTACTTTCTCGGCACGAACGCACGCACCGCGCAGAGCTACCACGGCAACTTCTATTTCGATGAGTATTTCTGGGTTCCGCGATTCAAGGAACTGAACAAGGTCGCGTCCGGCATGGCCATGCACAAGCAATGGCGCAAGACGTACTTCTCGACCCCGTCGAGCATCGGACACGAGGCGTTTCCGTTCTGGAACGGCGCGCACATCAATCGCGGCCGCGCCAAGGCTGACCACATTCACTTCGAAGTCACCCACAAGTCCCTGTCGCGCGGCCGGCTTTGCGAGGATAGGCAGTGGCGACAGATCGTCACCGTCGAGGATGCCGCGCGCGCCGGCTGCACGCTGTTCGACCTCGACGAACTACGGCACGAGTACAGCGCCGAGGAATACGCGAACCTGTTGATGTGTCAGTTCATCGACGACACGGCGTCAATCTTCACGCTCGCGAACCTACAGCGCTGCATGGTCGATTCATGGGAGCTATGGGAAGACTTCAAACCGCTGACGGCCCCCTCTCGTCCGTTCGGATACCAACCCGTTTGGGTGGGCTATGACCCGGCACTGTCGGGCGATAGCGCGGGCTGCGTCGTCGTTGCGCCGCCGCTCGTCGGCGGCGGCCCGTTCCGGGTACTCGAAAAACACCAATGGCGCGGCATGGATTTCGAGGCGCAGGCGGCCAGTATCAAGAAAATCACGGATCGATACCGCGTCGACTATATGGCAATCGATACGACGGGCATCGGTCAGGGTGTGTATCAGCTCGTGAAGCAGTTCTATCCGAGAGTCATGGCGTTCAACTATTCGCCCGAGGTAAAGGGCCGGCTTGTGCTCAAGGGGCTGTCTGTCGTCGGCAATGCGCGACTGCAATTCGATGCGGGATGGACGGACATGGCCGCCGCATTTATGGCGATCAAAAAGACCGTTACGCCAAGCGGGCGAAACGTCACATACGAGGCATCACGCAGCGAGGAAACGGGCCATGCTGACCTTGCTTGGGCTGTCCTGCACGCGATTTCGAACGAGCCGTTAGAAGGCACTGCGGCACGCAAAAAAGGAAAGGTGGAGATTTACTCATGAAGAAACGTACGACGCGCGCGCAGCACGCGAACACCATCCCCAGCGCGGCCGACGCGTCGCAGCCGGCGCAGTCGACCGCATTCACGTTCGGCGACCCTATGCCGATCATGAGCCGGGCCGAATTGCTCGACTATGCCGAGCTTGTGACGATCAACGGATGGTACGAGCCGCCCGTCAGCTTCGCGGGCCTGTCGAAAATTTTCCGATCCGGCACGCACCACGCATCGGCGATCTACTTCAAACGGAACGTGCTCGCGTCGACGTTCATCCCGCATCCGCTGATGAGCCGCGAATCTTTCCGACGATGGGCGCTCGACTGGCTGATTTTCGGCAACGGGTATCAGACGCCCGTGCGGAATCGCATGGGCGGCGTCATGCGCTACGAGCCGCCGCCGGCGAAGTACATGCGACGCCGTACCGACCTGCAAACCTACGTGCAAACGAACGGCTGGCAGGCCGTGCACGAATTCGACCCGGGCTCAGTGCATCATCTGATCGAAGCCGACGTGAATCAGGAGATTTACGGCGTGCCGGAATATCTTGGGTCACTGCACGCAGCGATGTTGAACGAGTCGTCGACGCTGTTTCGTCGACGCTACTACGAGAACGGCAGTCACGCCGGCTTCATCCTATACCTGACTGATGACAAGGCCGAACAGGACGATATCGACGCGCTGCGCGATGCGTTGAAGAGCGCGAAGGGACCGGGCAATTTCCGGAACCTGTTCTACTACGCGCCGGGCGGGAACAAAGACGGGATGCAATTGATTCCCGTATCTGAGGTAGCGGCGAAAGATGAGTTCTTCAATATCAAGAACATCACGCGAGACGACTTGCTCGCCGCGCATCGTGTGCCGCCGCAATTGCTCGGCATCGTGCCGAGCAACACGGGCGGATTCGGCGCCGCCGATACGGCGGCCCGTGTGTTCGGTCGTAATGAAATCACGCCGCTACAGGCGCAGTTCACTGCGTTCAACGAGTGGGCGCGCGATGAGATTGTTCGCTTCACTCCGTATAGCATCGATGCAGCGTGAGTAGCCATGTCGCCCAACATGGCACCCAAAGGAACGCACGCGGTCGTCGGTGTTTCTGCATGCGATGAGGCGTGCTCTGTGGAAGCAAGTCGGTCGTTAGTGCTGGTCGGACCTTTTGCTATCCCGGACGTGCGAGTACCAATTTCGCAAGGTGACCGGTTCCATCCACGCTTGCATTCTGCCGATTTCTCGCTCGACAAAATCAAGTGCGCGCTGAATCTCGACAATTTCCTCGACACGATGAGGGTCGACTGATGCGTCCAACATCATTATCCTGAGCTTCTGCCGTTGCTCCGCAAGATTGCTCAACTGCTGTTCCAACGTTGACCCTCGATAGTCGTCAACGAGAATCGGCCGTCCCTCGTGTGAATCAATTAGGGCGTGCAAGCGCGACCATGCAGTTGGTACGACGTCGTTGTCCGGACGCGCATGGCTAGAAGCGGACTCGTCAAACAGCCATTGTTGCTCGAAATTGGATTCGCGCTGCAATTCGTCTCGAATCTCCTTGGCCTCTTCGATTGAGGATTCCGGTAATTGTTGATCCAGAAACGCAGACGCATACCTCATAAATTGATCGCATTGATACATGTGCAAGGGCACGTTCGCAACGTCATGTAACTCTTGCCGCAGCGCTGGTAACGGACCTATTGTCTTACCGCCGACCCTTTGCCACCAGTCGTCTTTGACATCGTCGGTGACAAAAATAATGGCGGTTTTTGTTGTTGCGGCCTTTTCCAAAACTTCCAGCCACAAAATTGCATCGCCATATTGCTGGATGCCGCCCTTCTCCTTATCACGCAAGCCCGGTGGAGTCGAGCTCTCAAATCGTGCCTTCGCCTTCGCAATAAGGCTGTCGTATTTTGCAGCTTCCGGTTTTTCGCCGATCCTACCCTCGAATACGCCAGTTAATCGCTCTAGGACGGGATCTAGTCCCGTTATCCAATCTGGGTGTTCGTTTTCCTGATTCTGTAGATCGTCATTCAATTTCCAGAACGTTTCATCTAACGCGCTGGAGATTTCCTCTACGTTAATGCCAGGGTGGCGACGAAATCCGTTTAAGATAGAACCCAATTCGGCCCGAGCCTTTTCAAGTTCATTTCGAAGCTTGGAATATCCAGAAATTGCCGTGCTCATCACTTGAATTCTATTTTGAAAGAATTCAAGCCCAACTTGATATGGAATCCAGACTCTGCCGGCCAATGCCTCCAGCGTCTGAATAAAAGTCTCGCGCGTGCCGTCGGTATATCTATAGAGATTCAGTAGCGCATTGGCATCGAAAACGAACGTTCCCTCCGACCACATCCTGTCGATTTCTTGATGCGTTGGTCGATAGTGCCCCGGAAATACTTGCTTCATTTTATTCCCCTTACTCCCTATATGCTGACGTTCATGGGAATCGTTGCGTCCCAACGCCTCCGAGACATGTCGTCAGGCGTGTGCGGCTCGTTCCAACACTTCCCGAGCCGCCCGCCCTAGTACCTCTTCTGACCATTGATTTACGCTCTCGCCTGCAACGGCCGCAGCGACGCCGACGGCCGCATGCGTCTCCGGATTGAGACGAAGCATCAGTTTTCCAGACGCCGGTTTTTGCGGCGACCGCCCGAAGCGTTCGCACTCTGCGAGATAGTGGTCGACAGCCGAATGAAAATCCTCCGTCAGCTCGGCAACCGTCTCACCGTGAAAGCTGATCTTGTCGTCGACGCCGAGCACGTGCCCGACAAAAATATTGTCGCGGCCGTCGAAATCGACGCGAGCGTAATAGCCCTTGTACGTCATTGCGTTGGTCATGGCTTTATCCCCAATTCGTTGAACCAGTCGCGCACATCCTCAACCTGATAGCGCTTTGCCTCTTTGCCCGGATGCGGGCGATGCAGGTATCGGCGCGTCCCGTTCAGCTCGAAGGCGATGCGCGACCCGGCGCCTTCGTGAATGCTGCCGCCCAACGCGACAACCAAAGCTTCGATATCCGCGAACAAGATGCCGCCCAAGGTCGGCTTCGTATAGATCGCGCTCCGCGTGCGGGCGTGTTTGGTTTTCATGGGTGCATGATAGCACAAATTGATATCACTAGGTAGGAGGATGATAGCAGAAACTGCTATCGCCCCTGCTCGCCGGCGACGCGATAGCAGGGCGCTGGCGCCGCCCGCAGCTATGGAGTCGCGCAGGCATCGCCGCGTGGCCGCGAGGCCGGCAGAGGGGCGGAAATCGCGCGGCCGGGCCGGGTTTGCCACCGGGGCTAGCGTGCGATCATCCGACCCCGCGCCGGAAAATCGCAGTCCCCTCCCCGCCTGCCCGCCTCTCTAAATGGGTCGTTTTTGATGCACCGGCCGGGACCCACGTAAACGCCCGCCGGCGCGGGGTTTCGGGAATTTCATATGGTGGAAAATTGATGCGGTTTGGCGCGTAAACATGACGAAATAACGCGCCGGCCTGTGATCCCGGCCGGCGCGGCCGGTTTTATGCGCCCCGGCGGCTCGATCGGGCCTCGAAATCGTCGATCAGCCATGACGCGCCGAGCGCGAGCGCGGCATTCCGCGACACGCCGGACGCCTTCGCGACCTGATCGACGCGGGCGAGCAAGTCAGGATCGATATCGATACTGATTTTGACCTTGGGCCGACGTGCGGCCGGCTTGTCGCTCGGCGTTGCCGGCGTCTCGACGCGCGCGTCGGGCGCACCAGCGATGAATGCGCCGATCGCCGCATCGTCGCGGGCGGCCGGCTTTCTCGAAATCGTCATTTGAACCCCTATCTAATTGATATGGCGTCGATACCATGTCGATATCTGTTCGATATCGACATGAACCCGTTTAGCTGGCATCGGCCGTCAGCACGCCGAACACCGCGTCTTGCAGGCGCTCGATTTCCGCGCATGCGACAGGATCACGGCGCGGCATTTCCTCGACGTGAAGGCCGGCCGCGCTCGCGTTCGCGAACGCCTTGCGGCGGTGGATACGGTACGGCAGCAGTTCCAGGCTCTCATAGCTGGCGATCACCGACTCGGCGTCGCGGTTGTCCGCGCCCTGCACGTCGGCGCAGTTCAGGAACGCGCACGCGCGCAGCTCGCGCACCTTACGCGCTTCGTCGAGCAGCTTCGCCATGTCGTCGAGCGCCCACACATCGAACGAGCGCGGCATGACCGGCACGAGCACGACGTCGGCGGCCATCATGGCCGCTCGAAACGCGCTCGAATCCCGGCCGCCAGCGTCGACGACGACATGGTCGTACTGCCCGGCGTGCATCGTAAGCTCCGCATGCAGTTTTGCGCCGTCATCGTAGGCTGCGGCGGCGATCGCGGCCCGTTGACCGTATGCACGAGCAGCCATCGCCGAAGCGCTCGACTGCTGGCGATCGCCGTCGACGAGCCACACGCGCGCGCCGGCGGCCGAAATGCCGGTCGCAAGCTGTACAGCGATCGTCGATTTGCCGACGCCGCCTTTCGGATTTCCCACGACAACAATCATTGCTCACCCCTATATAGAAACGATATCTACTCGATATCGACGCGATATCACCCCGGTATCGCGTCGATACCGCCTCATTGCGCGGCCGCTATACGTCGAGCCGCATCTGTCCAACCGCCCGTGTCCGCGGTTGCGGTGGTTCGGCGGGCGTCATTTCCAGCCGTGCGCGGTACGTATGCCCGCACACGACGTTGTCGCACTGGTAGTCGATTTCCCACGAGAGCGGGTCTTTCTGTTCCAGCGCTCGCGCGATGCCGCGTGCTCCGCAGTGCGGACAGGCGATCGTGAACCTCATCGCGCACCGTCCTGCAGGCCGATCGACGTACGCGAATCGACGTAGCCGAGCAGGCGCGTCGATGGCCGCACGTCGAGCGTCACGTCGGCGCGCGGGCACGACGACGGCGACAACGAATAGAGAATTTCCAGCCCGGCCGGCGTCCTGTACTCGCATGCGTCGCACACGAAATAGAGGCGCCGCATGGTCGCGGACATACCTTCCGTATGGCGTGCTTCGATCTCGTCGCCACAGCACGGGCAATCGATGGTCATTCGTGACATGGTTTTCCTCGCTCTACAGGTTCCGTTGACCCCGTTTCGCGTCGCTCACGTCCCCGCTGACGCTGTTTCCACTGCCGCGCGCTGCGCGGGCGCCCGTATCGGCCACCCCTGACCGATCCGACCGCGTACAGTTATTGACACCAGTCCAAGGGCGGGCGGCTTCGCCGCCGCGCCGAACCACTCGCCATTCGTACCGCGTCGACGGTACGAAAATTTTCGTCTCGCGCGTGTACGCGCAGAGTCCGTCGACGATGCGTGCGACGCCGATCGCCTCGACGCCGTGCGGCACGCGCACCGGCGCGATGCCGTAGCGGCCTTCGCGATGCTCGACGGTATGCCGCACGTAGACCATGCGCGCCTCGCCGGCTACGCCGCCCATCGCGCGCGAGTATTCCGCCCAATCGGCCGCATGGTCGTCGGTCTTTTGTGCTGCGACCCATGCCGCGCGAATGCACGGTGATTCGTCTTCGCTCGGCAAGTCTTCCTCTTTCACGCGGCGCAGCTCGCGCCACACGCCGACCGGCGCCCCGCCGAACTGTTGGAACTGGCGAATGCCCCATAAGGCCGCCCACGCCTCGACGCGCTGCGACGGCGTGATTTCGTCGTCTTCCCAGAAATCCGACTGGATCACGTAGCCGTCTTTCGTCTTGTGTTCGCCGACGGCATGCCCGTCGATGTTCTTGCTGATGTATTTCGCGACGTAACCGACGGCCGAGCCCTTCGCGCGGTCTATCATTTCGAAGCGCACGCGGTGTTTCTGCGCGCCGGGCTCGTTCCCGGAATCGCGCAAGCCGTGCTTGCGCATCACGGCGCAAAACCGTTCGATCTTTTCGGAGAACACGAGCCCGTGCCAGTGCGGCGTACCGTCGTGATTCGGCTCGGCGACGCGCATCCCAAAGAAGACGATGCCCTCTCGTTTCAGCTCGGCGCGGATGCGTTGCCATACCTTGCGCAGATACGCTTGCGCGGCGCGCGGATCGGAGTCGACATAGCGCGGGTTCGGGCGAACCCATGCGCCCGTCGTCGTTACAGCGTGAAAGCGGCTCGGGCATGTCAGCGTGAACATGACACCGCGAAACTTCACGTCGTCGGCCAGTTCTTCGAGCCCGCGCAGCCGCGTGAATAGCTCGCCGCGCTTCATCGCCTTGTTCGAGATACCTTTCGCGGCCAGCTCGGCCAACGTGAATTGCTGGCCGTTCTCGTTTTCCATCGTCACGGATTCGAGCGTGCGCGCGTTGCGCCGGTTCTGCGCGACGCGGCGCCGCACGGCGTCGTCGCTCGCATACGGCTCGGCCCGGCGATGGACGTAATGCAGACGGATGTTGCTGAATTCGAGCGCGCGGATATGCATCTTGCGCAGTTGGCGGCGCCACCAAAGCTCGCACCGGACGCGCACAATCTGTTCGACGGGATGCTCGAAATCGGGCATGCCGACGCCATATAGACCGCACGCATTGCGCACAACGACGAGTGCATCCGCGATGCTGAGTCCATGCGTGCGCAGTGCGACATCGTTCGCGATGCGGCGTGCTTTCATGCAGATTTCATGGTCGGTAGCGTCTGGGCGCACCGGCATCCTTTCCGGCGCATGCTCGATGAGAAATGCGTCGATTGCCGCCGCTGCTGCGCCGGCGTCGAACAGGTGCGGCGTGCCGGCAACGCGAGCGCTCTCGCGGCCTGCCTCGCGCGCTTGCCGCATGGCTCGATTGAACCACTTCAACGGAACACGCTTACGGGCGCTTTCTACGGCCGGAAGTGCCGAAACAACGTCACCGGCGTCTCGTTCATAGACCCACATCAGGCATTGCCCCCGGCTATCATGCGGGCTTTACCGACGAGGCAGGCTCCGATATGAGAAGCGAACTGATTCCAGGCGAGACGGTCGCCGCGATTGACCAAAGCATCGTCGATTACGTCGACAGCGTTGGCGATGAAAATCCCTTTCCGTTCGTCGAAAAGACGATAGCCGTCGCAAACGAGGCGGGCCGCGTCTACCGGATACTGACGGCGGACGGAGCCCGCGAAGCGATCGCGGCCGACAAATTTCTCACGGAGATTGGATGCGTCGAGCGGCCGACTAAGCGATACAACAGCCTGTTTCATGTGCCGATCAAGGGATAGAAGCATCATGCGCAGAACGGGGCGGATCAGCTCGATTGCTGGCGGCTTGCACCTGCCTTCACGGGCCATGCGGGCTCCGTCCCGTCAGCCGGATGGACGCCACACCATGCGATGACGGCGACGATGGTAATCAGCCAGATCGCCCACAGCGGCAGCGGCTTTTCGTTTCTCGGTTGCTTCATCATTCCCCCTATCTGATCACCCGGCGACGCCGCGCCATCTGCGACAGCAGCGGCCGCAGCTCGCGCATCGCGGCGGCGGCGGCCTGATCGGTGCGCGCCGTGCGCGGCGGGTTGTAAACGACGAACGGGGGCACCAATACCCCCGCTCCGATGCCAAACTCGGCAAGGTCGGCGGCCAGAAAGTCGCGCGAGCCTTCGCCTGCACGTTCCTCGCTCGCCGCGTATGTCATGCGGCGAGCCGTTCGTCGACAGCGTGCGGCGTGTCGACCACATCAAGCGCCTTGTCGAATGCCTCGTCGCGCGTCATCGGATACGACACGCCCGAGCCTTCCGTGTACCAGTGGATTTCACGACGCCCTTCGATGCCCTTGGCGACGAAGTAGCCGCCGTTCCCGAGCCGATCGAAGAATGGGCCGACCTCTATCACGCCGGCCGCCACGAAGCGCGGCGATGCCAATTCGATATCTGCGTCGGTCATGCGGCCCTCGCGATAGACAGGTGCGGACGACCTTGCTCGCGAGCGCGTCGCGCGCTTTCCGCGATGACGCGGCGGCGATACTGCACGCGCTGGATTTCGTTGTGGGCGTGCAATTCGCGGCGAATCGCTTCGGATTCGTCACGCACTACGTTAGTAGTCCGATTGATCGTCACCATAAAAACTCCGCTCAGAACGTCATTGATTGATTTATCAGCGCGCCATCGGCTGCGGTTGTGGGATATGCGGAACGGCTTCCGCATTTGCGGGCGCGCTCGCCTTCGCGTTGAGTGCGTCAGCGATTTCCGCCGCGATCGCGTTGGTGGTAGCACTAGCGAGTTTCACCCCACCCTGCCAAACCTCGTTAGCGTGCGTGATGGTCCGGATGACGCGACGCGTCGTCTGAATCGATGCCGGCCCGCGCGGCGGTTTCCACAGCTCGGCGCCATCGGTGTACGTGTATGCCTTCGCTTCGAGCGTGCGCACGGCGGCAGCGGCCCGGCCATCTGCCGGCGCGGTATCTGCTCCGTAAGGTCGGCGCACGCAGAGCTTGAACGTCTCGGCACAGAGTTCCGCAAATCGCTTCGGCACAACGCGTGCTTGCGACCAGTCCGGGCAGCACGCCTCGTAGCCGGCGGCAATGTCGCCGAGGTGACCGCACTCGGGGCAGAACCGAATCATTTCCTCGGTCTGTCGGGGGGCGGGCTGCTCGACATGCAACGTTCCACCGTGATTTCGCTTCGCGAACGCCCAGCGCAAGCGCGCAACGTCTGCGTTCGACCAGTCCCGAGGCGGCTTGAGCACGACGCTTTGATCGCCGCCGGGTGCGGCGACGTCGACGCCGCACCATACGTTTGACTCGACCGACGCCGTACCGGCGAAACTCTGCACGTAACCGATGATTCCATCGGCGATAGCCCCACGCGCATCGCCGACCAGTTCGTGCGCGGCCGCGATTGCAGCGGCCAACACTTTCGAGCGTGAATCAGCGCGCGTCGGATGCGTCACAGCGACGCCGTCCTGTTGATTAGCTGTTGACCAAAGTGCGTGTTGGTGAAACGACTGGATTTCCCATGCGTTTCCGATGATCCGATCAGCGCGGCGCAGTTCGAGGAACACGGCGAGCGGCGAACCGCTCGCAATCACGACCTGACGCTCGTGATACCGCGTGACGCCCTCGCCTGCCACGTCGTCGCGCTCGTTCGCGCAGCCCCATTCGCTTTTCTGGTCCATCGTCATGACCGCAAGCGCGTTGCGGATTACCGTGTCGGCTGCACGCAGCTCGTCGCGAAGTTGCTGAACGATCGTCATGCCATCACCCCGTCAGCGAGCGACGGGCGGTTCGTCCAGATCCGGACGATGCACTGCATCGAGTCCATCAGCGCACGCCATGCGGCATCGGCGGTTTGGCGGGCCAGCGCGAGCGCGCTGTAACGTGAGTGTGAAAATTGCAACGAAATGTGCTGCATTTGACTTCCCCTTGTTCAACCCCTGAACGGTGTACTGCGAGAAACATCGCCCCGGCGGCTGGGTAGCTATTCCAGCACCGGCGGGGTTGTGAACCGGTGCCGGGGCGACAGCCGGAGAATAGTTCGACCCGTCCGAACATGTCAACCCCGTCCGAACGTTTGCTTACGTCGAACGTTGTCATGGGTCGAGCGTTCGGATAGGCTTGACGCCGGGTTGAATCAAAAAGGGGTTTGTCAATGAAAACCACGATCGAATGGCTCGACGCCGTCAAAGCGGCTCTTGACCTTCCGTCCGACTACGCCGCCGCAAAGGTGCTCGGCGTGACGCGCTCGACCGTTAGCGCCTACCGCAACGGGAAATCGACGTTCGACGAAGACACCTGCTTCCGGGTCGCGGAAATTTTGGGAGTACGGGCGTTTGAAGTGGTGGCAGCGACGCACGCGGAACGTGCGCGCGATGATCGTCACCGCGATTTTTGGATGGACGCTCTGGAAAAATTTTCCAAGGGTTTTCGGTGGCTGGCGCTACCCGCTAACGCTTGTGGGGCTTTGGTCCCGCAGGTGTAA